AGCTTTAAGAAAGGCTGATGCTTCGTAAAGACACGCTGCTAATAACACATTTTCTGCGTTATCTCCAATCCAAGTATTTGCATTACCTGAACTTAAACCTGTTTCTGGGGCGATAAAATCAACTTGATAGGTTGATGTTGTAGCGTCTGGGGTGGGTGCAACAGTAAAAGTTGTGCCGCCAGTTGCCGCTGTTTTCGTGCTATACATTTCAGGAACGCCTTGAGTTGTGGCGTTTGGCCAATAATCACGCAGATATGAATCCACTCTGTGATTTAGGTATGACGTTACATTCGCAGTAATGACAGAAACTTGTCTAATCATTCGCGCAGATGGCACAGTATAATCTGTTGTGCCTTGCACCAGTGCCGCTGATGCGTTTTTCCTAAAGCAAGGCAAGTTTGGTAGGCGCTGGAAGATCATCTCTTCAGCCTGTGCTATGATTTGATCAATGGAAGTAGTCAGCTCCGCGCTGTCATCTTCTAGAAAGTTTTCGATGTTAGCTTTTAGCTGCGTATAATTCATAGCCCATTACCCCATGTTCCGTTACCCCAAGCATTGTTACCCCATCCAACTGCGACATCCACAGAAGTTCCATCACCTATTGCACCTGTACCAGCCAAGCCTGTTTCGCTTATTTCAGCTTCTGCCACTTCGCTGCCTGTTGTGCCTACGCCGCCAAGACCAGTAACTGGGCCAACAATAATGTTGAAGTCACTGCCAGCCCCAGTACCGATAACATGAACAGATCCAGTACCAGCAACGCCAGAAACGTCTATTTCAGACACGGCTGTTTCTGTGCCTATTGCGCCTGTTCCAGCTACGCCTGTTGGGTTTAGTATGCTTTCAATAACTTGCAGATTAACTGCGCCTGTTCCAGCAACACCTGTCTCTGTGATTTCTGCCTCTGGAACTTCAGTTCCAATTGCGCCTGTGCCAGCCACGCCATCCGTAGTAGTAGCCGTGGCAAATACACCAAGAGCGCCTGTGCCGATCACACTGGTGACGTTTACATCTGTTGATATGATAACTTGATAATTACCAATCGCCCCTGTGCCAACTGCTGGGTTGATAGCTGGGTTTGGATAAACAGTACCCACAGCGCCTGTACCAGCCACACCAGTGACCGAAACGTCCATTTCTATCACAGACCCATGCGAAACCACTCCAAGGCCGTGTACGCCCACTGGAGGGCGATCTTGAATGGGTGTAAAGAAATCGAAGTTGTATCCTATAAATACCTCTGCATTTTCAGGATCATTATCTGGACGCGGATTAAAAAGTGCTGTTGCATCAACAACATTTTTAGCTGGTGTTAGCTGTGGTTGTTTTGGCTCCCAGTCATCTGGAGATACGCGCAATCCATCCCAAGTTGTCCTAAGTTCCGTATATGGAACCTTTAGGCCACCTCTGTCGCTTATCGCTTGGGATTTTTTACCTCTTGCGTACTTTGCCATTAATATAAATTCAGCGCAGTGGGCTGAACCCTCAGAGATACACCGTCATTATCTGAAGCTGCTGCAAAACTAAATGCACGTTCATACATTTCGTTTAGCATTGTAAACTTTTCAACTGCGAATTTCATTGCCAGCTTACTTGCAAGCCCAGCGCAAATGCATTCGTTCCAGCGATATGGAATGTCTGGATCTTGATTAGATGCAGTAACATCTTCAAGCTGCCTGATTGCCCAGTAAACCATGCTATATGTTGTTCTGTCTGGAACTTGCCAAAAATATGCAACAGGCGTGTATTGCTTGTCGAGCATATACTGGCTTGGCTTGCCGCCAGAATCTTTGTTTGGCAGTTGGTTATAATCAGAAATAGATACGCGATTAATCATTTGATCAGAAGTATCTGTGCCAGAGCTGTCACGCACAACTGCGCTTATGATGTCGATTGTTCCTGCTGGCAGTGTGTAAGACGCTGTGCCGTTCACCAGTGTGAGTGTTTGCTGTTCTACTGCCCAGTAGTTGATACCTCTGTTTGCCCACTCAGCGAAGAGTAGGTTAAGGCTGCGCCGTGCAGACACAGCCTTATCACCAGTTTGAGTTTGGGTATCAATACCGCAACGCTCGAATGCTTCAGTTATGATTTCTTCAACATTTGGTTGAAACGCTACGGTTCCTGAAGTTGCCATTGAAAACTCCTAGTATTCTTTGATGACCCTTAGAACCAATTGATATGAGTCTCCTACTGCCCCAGCTCCATCAGTTGTAAAAAGAACATCCCCAGTTGGGTTTGTTCCATACGACTTGGTTGAAGGAAGGCCACCGAACCTTGAGAAATCGTGATATCCAATATCATCATCTCCAATGTTCATCATAATGATGTCTGTATCAGCGTCAGCTAATATGCGCACCGTCATGCTTTTAATGACCCACCATCCTTCGATGATGCGAACAGCGACACAAGGCTCGCCATTCGCGTTGGGAGCAAGTGTAGAAACATCAATCTTGAGAACAGCACTTTCGTCGCCAGTATCAACGTATTGATATTGGAAAGCGAAGACTGCCTCTCTGGTGCTATCACTTAGCTTCTTTACTGAGGAAATATCAGCCATTGGCCTTCCTCCTTATGAAAGATTGTTGTTCTGCAAGTACATCACAGTTACTGTTGCCGCACCAGCAGCTCCATCTCCATTAGCGCCTGTAAAGTCAGCCAGAACCTGAAGGTCGGTTGTGCCAACGTCAGTTGCCTCTGTGTCCAGAGTTCCGCGTGTTGTGCCAACTGCTTTTACGTTTTGACCATCGATGAATGCGTTACCATCATCAGCAGTACCAACAGAAACTGTGGCCGCTCCTGTGTCATCGTTTGCAGTTGTGACGTTTAGAATAACGTCAATAATCTGTGAGTTTGCAGGAACTGTTGCACAAACTTGGTTTAGGTGGCTTGCTCCTGTGATATCGATCACAACAGATTGAGCCATAACTGCAAAACCAACATTGACTACGTTTTCGCCAACAGTAGTGCCAGTTGTTGCTTTGATTGTTCCAGCCTTAATTGGTCCAGAAAAAGTTGAAGTAGCCATGTTGATCTCCTGTCTTGGCTATTGTCAGTCGCCCAATGCAACTGTCAGGGATATAGAGACAGTACAACAACTTTGTTTAAAAAGAAAGAGGCGATCCGAAGACCGCCTCAATCAAACCCAACAGAGAGGAGAAGTTAGGTAATTAAGCTGCGCCTTGTGATCCGAAGACCCCACGCCAGTCAGTAGCACCGAAGCTGTAACGCTCACGCACTTTATAGCGCACGTTGCCAGTTTCGAAATCACCTTCCATGCCTTTTTTCATAGGCGAGCGTTGGAACATTTTCAGTCCATCAGGAACATCAGTCTGTACGAACCACTGATCGCTGTCTGTTAGACGGCGCATAATGTGGTAACCTTTTGGAAGGTAACCGCCATTGCGGATCGCGTTGATGTCATTGTCAGCCGTGCCAACACGCAGTTGTGATTCGAGCAGACGCTCTGCAACAAAAGTGTAAGCTGTTGGAATAACCAACTGCGTACCTTGTGCCGCAATGCGAAGACCGCGATCATCTTTCATGTCAGCAATCTGAATTAGGATTGCTTCAAGTGACACTTCAGACAAGTCAGCCGCTGTTGCCAGAATGTTAGACTGGTTACCGTTTTGGGTTGGATGTGTTGCGCTTAAAAGAGGAGCGCCGTCACCACCGTTAACAGTTGTCGCGGTATTCAAAATGTTAGCCGCTTTGATCTCTTTAGTAGAGGCCATTGAGCGAGCCAACGCTTTTGTATAGCGAGAAGCAATCGAACCATATTGGCCGTCTTCTTCAGCTTCTTCAGTGATTGAGAAAGCCAAAGCGATTGTTTCGTGCTGATAACGCGCAGTCCACTGCTGAGAGGCTGCGTCATAAGAAACCGCAGAACCCTCTGATTTTGTTGGAGCATTTCCAAAACCGGATAAAAGCACATCTTCTTCAAACGCTTTTTGCGAAGTGTTTGATTCAAAAACTGCCTCATATTCGGCTGGATAGCTGTCATATTCGAGTCCGAAAAGAGTATTCAGACCCGGCTCAAGCATTTTAGCAAAATTTGCTCTATTCATAGCCATTGTTTATACCCTCCTTAAATGCCAGCACTGTCTTTAAGAAGATGCTCATTGATAAGCACTTCCATGACAGCGTTAGCCCCGAATGCGTTGTCTGGAGTTTCGACCAACGAAAGAATTTTACAAGTAGCAGCACCAGCCGCCATTGTTCCGCTGATTTCAAAACCAGATTGACCAGTCGTTGTGGACCCAGCGCCAGCAACAACATCAGCGCAGTTGCCGATATTGGTCTGAGCAGGGGAACCCGCAGACTGAACTTTAAACACAGTATATGGACAATCATATACATATGCGATGATGTCAGTGGCTACTGTGCCTGACGGCCAGTATTCACTGTAGACGTAAGAACCGTCACTTGCTGTGTAAGAAACACCCGCAAAAACACCAATATTGTTAACTTCTGTGGCCGTGTGTGGCGTAACAACCCCATCTGCTGTGAGAATGCAAAGATCACCTGTAAAGATGTTTTCTGCAAGGCCACTTGTGATGGTGTATTGGTTAGTGCGAGGTGCATTACCGCTCATGTGACGAACTGGGATAAACCCAAAGGCTGCATCTGCATTTGCCATTTTTCGCTCCTTTTAGCGTTAATTTAGTCGCTTGCAGCAGAAAGAGATCTGCCACGACTGGTTTCAGACTTCCGCTCTTGATAGATTGGTTGTCCACTACGCCGTCCTAACGCTTCAAGATCGCCTGCAATTGATTCATTCAGTTCATCGTTTTTGCCTGAATAATAATCTCTCATTTGATTATGCCGTTCTTCTGGCATTTCGCATAAGAGCATTCCTTCAACTCCAATTGATCCTGCCCACTGGCCGTGATTTATTGTTGAGAATAACTCAGATTTCACAGTGTCAGCAGGGCGCGGTTCCCATCCTTCACGCATACGTTTGTACACGTTGTCTGGGCTTTCCTTACCCTGAATCGAGGTAGCAACCCACCTTTGGACATAGCCGGGACGTGCTTCGGG